ATTCTATCACTATTGTCGGCTATTCTTTCGATAGCTGTAGCAATACGACTATAGTAGTCAGAATAATCTACAGCTATTCCAATTTCTTGGTTTGTGCTTCCAGACGTATCAGTTAATACAATTACATTTTCAGTAAGTCCAGATTTTAAAATTCGATCGTCTAATGTTAATGTATAGGCCATATTTTTCTCTCATATAATAGGTTACATTATATTTAGCCGCGTATTTATACCATCTGAATATTGCTGGTAGTTGCGATATATTGATCTGCAATTTCGCCTTGTGTTTTTGCAACACAACTAACAGTAGTTGCCAATATATTAAATTTTGCGTCAGGTGATACACTAAACATGTAAGGTGCTAGTCCCAAACCTTCTTGTTGCATAATTAATACCATAGGCTTGGTCAATACAAATTTAGTTGGAGTTTCTTCATCCAATCGTGCAACAATTTCTTCGCCTGAACTTAGTTTTAGAGACACTGTGTCTCCATTTTTATAAGGTGTTTCAATTAACATTATAGTGAGTATCCTGTTCCGTTATAGTTAGTTTCTTCTAGGTATGAAGGCAACTTGTCAAAGCCGCCAATGCTTGTACCATGTACTTTAATCTGTGGGAAGGTACGTGCTCCTGGGAACATTTCTAGTACTTCGTCACGAGTAAAGTCTACATCAAGTTGATAATACTTGAATGGTAAGTCTCTTGTTTCACATAGTGCCTTTGCTCTATCGCAAAAAGGACACTGAGGTTTTCCGTAAATTTCAATCATAAACTGAATCCTTTAAAAGTGTCTGTGCCGACATCTTGTTTAGTGCCGCCACTAACGTATGATGTAATTTCTGTTTCTTGCGGAGCAACTTGTACTTCGCTTCCACTAATCCATTTCTGTGTCCAAGGCAACGGATTAGTTTTTACAGTGTATGGGCTTTTTAGATTTACATTAGTCATTCGACGTGTGCAAATCCACTCAATGTATCCACTCAACAACTCTGTGTTAAGTCCAATCATTGATCCATCTTTAAACAAATACTCTGCCCAAGCCTTCTCCTGATCAACTGCATCGACAAACATCTGAATACATGCTTCTTCTGTTTCTTCTGCAATCTTTACATAGTCTGGATCATCTTTCTTGAGAATCTTTAACAACATCTGTGTGCTTGCAAGGTGCAAGTTCTCGTCACGGGCAATAAGTTTAATAATCTTAGCATTGCCTTCCATTTGCTTCATCTCTGCAAATGCCCAGCTACAAGCAAAGCTTACATAGAAACGTACACCTTCAAGAATGTTAACACTCATTAGTGTAAGCCACAACAATTTCTTTAGTTCATAAAGATCAACTGTAATCTTCTTACCGTTAACAGTATGTGTGCCTGCACCTAGCAACTTGTACCAGCGTGTAGTTTCAATAAGGTCATCGTAGTACTTGCTAATGTCTCCAGCACAGTCTGCAATCTCTGCAATGTCTAGCATCTCATCAAAGATTTTGCTAGGGTTGCTGTACACGTTACGAATAATATGTGTGTACGAACGTGAGTGGATTGTTTCTGAGAACGTCCATGTTGTGATCCAGTTCTCAATCTCTGGCAAACTTACAATAGGCGAAAATGCTTCTACTGGCGCACGACCTTGTACACTATCTAGTAAGATCTGACGCTTTAGGTTGCTTGTAAAGATATGACGCTCATGGTCACTAAGGGCTTTAAAGTCTTTGCTGTCTTTGGTTACATCAACTTCTTCAGGGCGCCAAAAGAATCCTAGTTGCTTGTCTGTAAGTCCATCAAAGCTTTTATACTTTAGCGTGTCATAACGCTGAATCGTAGGCCCACCTGTTGGATCTAGAAATGCTAATACTTTTGTGTGGTCTGCTTTATTTTCAGTGTTAAAAACGCTCATGTATATCTCTTACCCTTGTGTGTATATCTATAGTACTACTATAACACGCCCCAGAGGGCGTGTCAAGTATTAAATTGTGCAACCTTCGCAATCTTCCTCGTCTACTTCAACAACTTCAAGTTCGCCCATCATCTTGTTTACATCAACTTCGCCTTGTCCGTCATTGGTGTTAAAGTAATACAACTGCTTGCCGCCTAGTTTATAAAACATCAAAAGATGTTGTAGCATTGTACTCATTGGAATCTTTTCATCTTCAAAGTAAATTGGGTTGTAACTAGTGTTAACACTAATACCTTGGTCAATGTACTTCTGTAGCACAGCCATAATCTTGATATAACCTTCTGGCGACTGTTGATCCCATAACAAGTCGTACTTGTTTTTCAAACGCTTATACTCAGGTACAACTTGCTTGAGTACACCATGCTTACTCTGTTTGATACTAATTAAGCTACGAGGTGGCTCAATACCATTAGTTGCATTTGCAATCTGTGCGCTTGTCTCGGCTGGCATAAGAGCCATTAGCGTACTGTTACGAATGCCTGTAGCTTTTAGCTGTGCTCTAAGTGTATCCCAATCCATACGCTCAACATGTGGAACTAACTCATCCAAGTCTTTCTTGTATGTTTGGTTAGGTGTAATGCCGTGTCCGTATTTTGTTTCCATGTTGCCACTTGGTGCGCCAAACTCTACTGCTAGGTCAGCACTTGCTTTGATCAAGTAGTACGACCACGCTTCTGCCCACTCGTCTACAAGTGCAAGTCCGTCTGCATCAATGTGCTGATAGTTCAAGTCATTCTTAGCCAACCAATATGCAAAGTTAATAATGCCAACGCCTAAAGGACGGCGCTTCTCTGTAGATAACTGTGCTGCTAGGATTGGATAGTTCTGATAGCTCAGTAGTGCATCAAGTCCACGTACTGCCAAACGACATACACGTTCAAAGTCTGATGTGTGACGAATGTTGCCCCAGTTGATTGCACTTAGTGTGCATAGGCTAATTTCACCTTCTGGATCGTTTAGATCTTTAAGTGGCTTGGTCGGCAAGTCAATCTCTGCACACAAGTTGCTCTGTTTAATAGGCGCAACGTCAGGAAGGAATGCACCGTGGTCATTAGCATTGTCTACATTCTGCAAGTAAATGCGTCCTGTGTTCTTACGCTCTTCCATGAACGCACTAAACAATTCACTTGCTGCAATAGTCTTTTTGCGTAGTCGTGTGTTGCGCTCTGCTGTTTCGTATAGTTCACGGAACTTGTCTTGGTCTGCAAAGAAAGCATCATACAATCCTGGAACATCTGCAGGCGAGAACAAAGTTATATCGCCGCCTGTTACTAGTCTTTCATACATCAACTTGTTAAACTGTACACCGTAATCCATGTGTCGTACACGGTTCTCTTCAGTGCCTTTGTTGTTCTTTAGCACCAGCATGTCTTCTACTTCGAGGTGCCATACTGGGTAATAAATGGTTGCTGCACCGCCACGTACACCGCCTTGGCTGCATGACTTTACTGCACTTTGGAAGTGCTTGTAGAAAGGAATAATACCTGTATGATATGCATCACCTTTGCGGATTGGACTACCAATAGCACGGATACTTCCGCCACCAATACCAATGCCTGCCTTTTGTGAAACATACTTGACAACTGCTGCTGCTGTAGCATTGATGCTATCAAGACTGTCGTCCGTTTCAATAAGTACACAACTGCTGAATTGGCGCTGCGGAGTTCTAACACCTGCCATAACAGGAGTTGGCAAACTAATGTCGTGCAAACTAATAGCATCATAATATTCTTTCACCCATTGTAAACGGGTCTCTACTGGATAGTCTTGAAATAAACTTGCTGCAATAAGGATGTAGCACATTTGTGGTGTTTCAAAGATTTCGCCGCTTACTCTATTTTGTACTAGGTACTTGCCGCGTAGTTGCTCCATAGCAACATAAGTTAATGCATCGTCACGTTCGTGCTTAATGAACGTATCAATTTTATCCCACTCTTCGTCTGAGTATTTTGTAACAAGTTCTGCATCATAAAACCCTGCGGCAGTGTTCTTGTCTACTAGTTTCTTAATATGCCAAGGTTCAAAGCCTCCGTAAACTTCTTTGCGTAGTGCATAGTTTATAAGGCGTCCGCCTACATACTGATAGTTAGGAGTTTCTGCACTGATAAGATCTGCTGCTGCTTTAATTAAAGTTTCTTGGATCTCTTTGCTAGTTACACCGTTGTGGAATTGAATTTGACTTTTAAGTTCTACTTCGCTCGGACTAACTCCTGTAATGTTTTCACATGCATAAAATACAACTTTGTGTAGTTTTTCAATGTCTAGAAGTTCTTTGTCGCCGCCACGTTTGGTAACTTGAATCATGTACTTTGTCCTTTATCTTTTATTAGTTAGTTAGGTATTTATTGTTGAGTTGGTAGAGCATGGACAAGTTCAGAACGTAAAGTATTCGGCAATTTGCTTCTGTGTACATGTGTATCTCCGTTGAATCCGATAACAATGTCGTTGACAAAAAGTAAGTAATATGTCTCCGAGTTTTCATTGTCTCGTGTAATATGTATCTCATAAGATGCTTGGGATAAAACATCAGTTAACTGCAAGGTGTAACAAATTGCAAGAATCTTTACAAAGGCACAATAATTATTTTCCTCTAATAATTCCCATGCTGTCGGCCAACTACTTGGAGTAAAAGGATCTGCTGCAATTAAACAATACGGTGCTTGATTGTAGAAGTCAATTGCTTCCTGTATTGGATCTTGTGCAGATTCTAAACCGTGTCGGAACTCTCGCCAGAGTATTAGTCTGTCTTCATAAGTTTTATTAAACATTTATTATGACTTAGTTTTAACCTTATAATACATTGTAGCATTATCGCTACTAGTTAAGTTTAACATCATGATGGCTACTGTGTCAACCGATAAATCGCCATCTTCGTCATAATTTTGTGCAGTGAACTTTAAATTCTCGGCATAGGTATTACTACCTGTATAGTTATAATCATCTGAAAAAGTGAATGTATCATTTGTAGGATCAACAACTAGTGTCATTATACCAGTCCTCGATGCTGCGACAGTACTACTTTTATATACATATTCTATTTCATACCCTTTAGCAGTATCTGCAGGGAGTCTAAATAATTTAGAGTACTCACCCGACTGACCAATTGTTAATTGTTGTGTTGTGCTAAAATTTGTAATGGTTGGTCCTTTAACTTCGGGATGATAGACTACACCATTTTTGTATGCTTCTGTATATCCTAATTCTTCACTGCGCTGGAACCAATCACCTTCACTGATATTTTTAATACTGTCAAATTTAATTACTGGAGTTGATGCATTTAGTGCCGAGCCGCTATGATTGCCCACATTGTAAAACTTATTGTTTTTACTAGTGTTATCTATACCAGTTATTATATTGATTGCAGTTGTATAAATGTTATCAAATTTACTATTAATTATTTTATTGCTAATAGGACCAGTAAGCATTCCACTTGTTCCTAATATGGTATTTTCACCGAACATAAAGCCTTGATATAATGTATCAAACGTGCAATTTGTCCAGGTATTATCCTTAATATCATTTTCTGAATATACTGCATTTTGAAACTGTCGAAAAGTAATATTTTCAAATAGATTATTATTACTACTAACTGCGGTACTCAACGATACTAAACTTATTCCATCAAGGCCATCTATAGATGCGTCACCTAAACTATAAGAACCTTCTAGTATAATATCTTTAAATGTACTATCTTTACAACTCGACAAGTATATACCAGCGCCGCCTGTCGATTTAATGGTTAATCCTGAGATATGTATATTTCTTGCTTGATTTAATGTTGTACTAGTTGAATCGTCTGCATAAACACCAGGAGTACTAGTTTCATTTACTGTTTGAAATGCAGCAAAGCTTCCAGAATTAATAATAGTTTTATTTGCTCCTGCACCACGGATAGTTGCATACGGTGGTAGATAAATTATACCAGTAATATTGTACTCGCCTGCTTCAAGTATAAGTTCTACTCGTGCTTGCGTTGTGCCTTTGTTTGATGCGTTAAGATAGAGTTGATCAATTGCACGTTGTATGGCTACTGTTTGGTCTGTACCATCGCCGTTTGCACCAAATGAGCGGATGCTCACTCTGTCATCTAGTCTTGCTTGCAGTGTACGTAAAATAGGATTGTTAGGAGAGTCACCAGTTTGTACATTAAGACCTGTATTATACTCGTATGTATTTGCAAATTCAAATAAGTTATCAGTTTCGCTTAGTAGTTTAGTATTACCTACAAAAGGTGCGCCTTCAGATACACTACCGTTACCAATGTAAAGTTCTTGTGAGTCAACTGCCCAACCAAATTCGCCACTTGCAAGTTGCGGCAATCCTGATCCTGTGTTTTTTTGTCCTCTGCGAACTTGAATTCGACTGATGGATACTACGGCCATACTATAACTCCTATTTCATTATAGTAATATTTATCCAAACTTCTCGTAGTACTGCTCACAGCGTTTCCACCAC